CTGGAACCATCAATGGTAAGTTCAGAGTTTACATTGACCCCTATGCTGCTAACCTGGCTGCTAACAACTCTGCTAGCGCCTCCGGTAACCAGTATTATGTTGTTGGTTATAAGGGTTCTTCCCCTTATGACGCTGGTCTCTTCTACTGCCCCTACGTTCCCCTTCAGATGGTTCGTGCAGTTGGTGAGAACACCTTCCAGCCCAAGATTGGCTTTAAGACCAGATATGGTCTGGTTGCCAACCCCTATGCTGAGGGCACAACTGCTGGTCTGGGTAGACTCAGAATCAACAGCAACCGCTACTACAGACGTGTGCTGGTCAAGAACCTCATGTGATCCATGTGGTTCATCAAAACCATCTGGGAACTCATTACGGGTTCCTGGGACCCATCAATCTAAACAAAGGGGTCGTAAGACCCCTTTTTCTATTATTGGAATAAATAGTCAAAAACATTATGCCTGATAAAGAGATAAGGACTAGGCAGGCAGTAAGGAGCACACAAGCAAGTGTTGGTAAACCTGCTATTCAAAATAGAAACTTTTTACAACCCCAAGGGTTTAGGTTTCAGGTAGCAAGGGCACCAAAGATAACATTCTTTGGTAATGCCGTAAACATACCCGGCATGACATTAAGGACCACAATTCAACCAACTGCTGGTCTTAGAGATATTCCCATACCTGGTGAGATTATTGATTTTGAGGATCTTACATTGAGATTTCTGGTTGATGAGGAACTTCAAAACTATATTGAGATTCAAGATTGGATACGGGGTCTTGGATTTCCTGAGAGTCTTGGGGAGATTTATAATTTACAGCTTGAAAAATATGGAACAGCAAGAGATGATAGTAGTGGATATATGAACATCTATTCAGATGGAACATTGACCATACTTGATTCCATGCAGAATGAAAGTTTCAAGGTAAAGTTTAAGGATCTATTCCCATTCTCCTTGTCAACACTGCAGTTTGATGCTACAATAGGGGATACTGAATATTTCACTGCTGAAGTCGCATTTAAATATTTGAACTACAATATTGTTAAGGGAAGTGGATTTGTATGATCACTCTTGAAAAAATTCAAGAGATGTGGGAAAAGGATGCTAAAATGGACCCAGATAATCTTCATAGTGAGTCATTGAACATCCCGGTCTTACACTCTAAGTATTATGAGATTTACAATAACATCTATCTGCTGAGAAAAAAGGCAGAACAACAAAGAAAAAACATTAGACACGAACGCTATGAATACTTCTCTGGTAAAGCGGAACCGGAGGTATATATTGAGAATCCCTTTCCTAAAAAGATTAGGGATAAGGAAACTATGCAGAAATATTTGGATGCAGATGAGAAACTCTCAGGAGTTTCGCTAAAGATTGATTACTATGAAACTATGTTAAGGTATCTTGAAGAGATACTTAAACAAATAACTAATAGAACATATCAGATCAAAAACTCAATAGAGTTCTTACGTTTCACATCAGGATTCGGTTAATGGACCACGAAGACCAGGACATTTTATATAATGTTACCCTTGGTATTAATGATGTTAGAGTTCTACAGTACGCGGTAGAATCAGCATTGCAAAACTGGCCAGGATCACCTGCTAGACCAGCAGAGGAACAAGAGTATCTATGGCACACAAGGGATTGGTTGAATAAAATTATACTCGAATACACGTTCGCAACGATGTAATAAATACTGCTAGGTGAGATTTCATTATGGCAGATCTGAGTATTCAAAAGGTCAATGAAGTCTATCTACAGGTAAAAACAGAACCTCATATTGAATATGAGTTAAGGGATAGATTCACTTTTGAAGTACCAAATAAAAAATTTATGCCCCAATACAGGAGTAAGTATTGGGATGGATATGTGCATCTATTCAATATGAAGACCAAGAGGATTTACGTTGGTCTTCTTGATAAGGTTATTGCATTCTGTGAGACATCAGGATACACATATCAGTTTGAGGATAATAAGTTCTATGGTCCCCCATTTGAGGTCAATGAGATGATCTCGGAGGAGGGTGTAAAGGACTTTATGAGGGCAATCACACCAATCAAACCCAGGGACTATCAGATTGATGCTGTACATGATGCCCTGAGATATAACAGGAAGCTTCTAATATCACCAACGGCATCTGGTAAGTCATTCATGATTTACACCATTGTTAGATTCCATGTAAACGCTGGTAGGAAGATCCTTCTGGTTGTTCCCACAACATCACTCGTGGAACAGATGTTTAAGGACTTTCAGGATTATGGGTGGGATGCTGAGAATCACTGTCACAGGATCTATGCTGGTAGGGAGAGGGTCAATACCAATGAGGTGACCATCACCACCTGGCAATCCGTTTATCAACTGGATAGGTCATTCTTTGAGGAGTATGATGTCATCATTGGGGATGAGGCGCACCTTTTTAAGAGTAAGTCGCTTATCTGTATCATGGACAAGTTACACCATGCCAAGTATAGATATGGGTTCACAGGCACTTTAGACGGCACACAGACCCATAAATGGGTGTTAGAGGGACTGTTTGGACCATCATATAAGGTGACCCAAACAAAGAAACTCATTGATCAGGGACATCTTGCGACATTAGACATTCAGTGCCTTGTCCTGAAGTACAAACCACAGAAGTTTGATACCTATGAGGATGAGATACAGTTTCTGATTGGTAATGAAAAAAGGAATAAGTTCATCACCAATCTTGCCATTGATCTGAAGGGTAACAGTCTTATCCTATACAGTAGGGTTGAGGCCCATGGGGCAATACTTTACGAAATGATAAATAACAAGGTCAGGGAAGGTAGACAGGTCTTCTTTGTTCATGGAGGTGTAGATGCTGAAGATAGGGAACAGGTAAGGGAGATTACTGAGCAACAGAATGATGCAATCATCGTTGCCTCTTACGGCACGTTCAGTACAGGTATCAATATTAAGAATCTACACAATGTGATATTTGCCTCTCCATCAAAGTCTCGTATCAGAAATCTACAGAGCATTGGTAGAGTCCTAAGAAAAGGCAAAAACAAAGTCAAAGCAAAACTGTATGATATTGCTGATGATCTTACTTTGGGATCTAGAAAAAATTATACGCTGAATCATTTTATTGAGAGGGTAAAGATTTATGTTCAAGAGCAATTCAACTATGACATCATATCAATCAACATAAAAGATTAGGAGGAGTGTATGTTAGAAGATGATTTCTATTGTACAATCAAATTTAAGGGTGGGGATGAAATCTTCACTAAGGTATCAGCAGAGGTGGAAGAAGATAGAACAATGTTAATACTGTCCAACCCTATCGTTGTGGAGGAGGTAAAGGTAAGGGGCACAGTAGTAGGACATAAGTTTGAACCCTGGATTAAATCAAGTAAGGATGATATGTTTCTGGTTAATATGGATGACGTCCTTACAATGTCTGAATCAGAGGATATTGAGATGATCCTTTACTATCAGGATTACATCAGGAAGATGCATAAGGGTAATCATACACAGATAGATAGGAAGATGGGTTATCTCTCCACCGTTCAGAATGCTAAGGATGTCCTAGAGAAACTCTATAAATCTAGCTAAGGCTGATTCTTCAAAGGCAACAAACCTAGTCTACTGGAAGAACATATAGTTGTCAAGGTTTTGATTTCCTGTTATAATATTTCCAGTAGATAAATGATTATTATGCCCTTCTCATATACGACTATGCCTAGACCCAAGAAGTCGGAACACTATGTAAACAATAAGGACTTCTTGGCAGCCCTGGAACAGTACGCTATTGATGTTGAACGGGCAAAAGAGAGTGGTAATCCTAAACCGCAGATTCCCAGATATATTGGCGAGTGTTTCTTGAAGATTGCTAATCACCTATCATACAAGCCTAACTTTGTGAACTATATGTTTAAGGATGATATGATCTGTGATGGTATTGAAAACTGTGTAAGATATATTCATAACTTTAATCCTGAGAAATCAAAAAATCCATTTGCATATTTCACCCAAATCATTTATTACGCATTCCTGAGAAGAATCCAGCAGGAGAAGAAGCAGCTGGAGATTAAGAATAAGATCCTGGAGAAGACCAACTTTGATGAGGTCTTTGATTCCAATGACCTTGACAGCACCAACTATTCCGAGTATAATTCCATCAAAGATGCTGTCCACAGCAAACTGAGGAACTGATGCGAGTAGCAGTTATTACTGATACACACTTTGGAGCACGCAAGGGTTCCAAACTCTTTCATGATTACTTTGAAAAGTTTTTTGAGGACATCTTCTTTCCATCACTAAAAGAGGAGGGTATCACCACTTTGATTCACATGGGTGATGCCTTTGATGTTCGTAAGGGTATTGACTTTAAATCCTTGGAGTGGGCAAAGAGGGTATTCTTCAATCCCCTGAGAGAGATGGGTATCACCATGCACCTGATGTGTGGTAATCATGATGCCTATTACAAAAATACCAATGATATCAACTCCAATGATCTGCTATTGAATGAGTATGATAATGTATTCACATATTCCTCAGTAGCAACTGAGGTTACCATTGATAAGACTCCCATCCTATTCATCCCCTGGATTAATGATGAGAATAGGGAGCAGACGTTAAGTGTGATTGAAAACTCAACCTGTGAATATGCCATGGGTCACCTTGAACTCAATGGATTCAGGGCACATAGGGGTTGTGTCATGGATCATGGTGCTGACGTAAATCCGTATCAGAAGTTCAAAAAGGTATTCTCTGGTCACTATCATACAAGGTCTGATGATGGTAAGATTTATTATTTGGGAAATCCGTATGAGATGTTCTGGAATGATGTGAATGACACCAGAGGATTTGTATTCATGGAAACAGATGACATGAGTTTTGAGTATGTCAATAATCCCTATCAACTGTTTCACAATGTTTACTATGATGATACACCACATCAACTCTTCGATGCTACGGAATATCATAATAAGATTATCAAGGTTATTGTAAAGAACAAATCAGATCCCTCTGCTTTTGAGAAGTTCATTGATAAACTGTATGATGTTAAGGTTGCAGACCTAAAGGTTATTGAGAACTATGATTTCAATAATGGATGGGTTGACAAAAATGAGGATGTAGAGACAGAGGATACCTTCTCAATACTCAATAAATACATTGAAGAGGCAGAGTTTTCACTGGACAAATCACAGGTAAAGGCTCTGATTAGAAGTGTTTATGAAGAAGCATGTGAGATGGTCTAATGTATATAATCGCAATAGAGGGTAAAGAAAAGGAGGGTGCATATTCAGTAGTGGATGATGAGGGAGAAGAAGTCCTTTATATCTTTGAGGAGCAGGATGACGCTGTGAGATATTCCATGCAATTAGAAGACCTTGACTTTCCCACCATGCGTGTGATAGAAATAGAGAGTGACCTTATGATCCATACCTGTGAGACACACGGACACAGGTATGCTATCATATCCAAAAATGATATTGTGATTCCGCCTGATAAATCTGATGATAACCTTTAAGCGTATTACTTGGAGTAACTTTTTAAGTACAGGTAATCACCCCACAACTATAACCCTAGATGGTAACTCAACATCCCTGATTATTGGCACCAATGGTGCTGGTAAGAGTACGATTCTTGATGCCCTTACATTTTCTTTGTATGGCAAATCGTTTAGGAAGATTAATAAATCACAACTTGTTAATACCACCAATGAGAAGAACTGTTTGGTTGAGATATGCTTCTCCTCTAATAATGTTGAGTGGAGGATAGAGAGGGGTATTAAACCAAATATCTTTAAGATATATCGTGGTGGTGAAGAACTAAATCAGAGTGCATCTGCTAATGATCAACAGAAGTGGTTGGAGCAGAATGTTCTGAAGATGAACTATAAATCATTCACCCAGATTGTTATCCTGGGTAGTAGTTCATTTGTTCCCTTCATGCAACTCCCTACCAATAGCAGGAGGGAGGTTGTTGAGGAACTGTTAGATATTAAAATCTTCTCATCAATGAATGAGATTGTTAAATCAAGGATTCGTTCTGTTAAGGATGATGTCAGAACATTGGAACTTAAAAAGGAGAGCCTGAAAGATAAGGTTGATATGCAGAGGGACTTTATCAAACAGATAGAGGATCAGGGAAAGGAGGATATTAGTTATAAGGAGCATCAGATCAATGCCCTGCTAATGGAGGAGAACTCATATATTAATAAGAATGAGGATTGTAACAAAAGGGTAATAGATATTCAGGGTAGGATGGAAATCCTTGATGGTGCAACAAAAAAACTGAAAGAGTTTGGTGCCATTGAGGGTAAGTTGTCTATGAAGATCGCTAAGGTAATCAAGGATCAGACCTTCTTTGATAATAATACTGTTTGCCCTACCTGTTCACAGGATATAGAAGAAAGATTTAGATTAAATAGAATTAGTGACTTCAAAAATAAGGCAAAAGAATTGCAGGAGGGGTATTTAAAACTCCAAGA